GTATTCTCTATAGATATCCCAACCGTCAAATCCACCATAAACCATGACTGTGAATTTTCTAGCGTTTAATCTGTAGTAAGGATCAGTTGGGTCTGTAGGTTCTGAAGAGAATGTGGCATCACCAACTTCAAAAGCCGAAGTACCGCTTGAAGCAAATGCTCCTGAAATTGTAATTCCACTAGCAAGTTGGTCCATATGGAAACCTTTGGTTTTGAAATCCCAATCAAATGGTTCTCCAGTACATAAGTTAAATGGTTTTCTTTTTCCTTTATATTGGAAAAAGTCAGTATCATAACCCCAGTAAGAACCTAAACCTAAATATGTTCTTCTAACATTATCTCCAGGACTTGTGAAAGCATCGTCACCACCACTAGATAAACCAAAAGGAGGGTTAAACACTAATTCACCTGGTGTGAAATATTTAGTTTTATAAACTGGGAATGGTGATTTTCCGCCTGGATACTCTCTAAATGTATAACCTTCAAAACCACAAGGAATTGCATCTATCGGAGCATCTTCGTTAATCTCAACAAGAACGTATCTAGATTTCAATTCATATTCACCATCTAATGTACCAATTTTTTTAGCAATAAAATTGTTTTCTTGTGGATTCATAGAACAGTTTGTGAATTTTTCTAACACAACTGGATTAGCATCCGTATCAAAATAATCTCTAATTAAAACAGTAAACGTTTCGTTATTAAATGATAAGTCAGTAAATGATATTTTAACTTCTGTGTTAGCACTATTACCATCAGAAATTGTATATAGTTTAAATAAGTTATAAACTTTTGTACCTCTTAATTCTGATACAACCCAAGGTGTACTTGGTGATTGGAATCTTTCTAAATAGTATCCAATACTGTTTAAATCATTACTTTGAGCACCTTCACTAACAACTAGTTCGGCATTTAAACCTCTAATATATCCTTTACTCCAAGCGTAGTTAAGTAAATTTAAATATGATTCTTCAACCATTAATGGAACTTGAGTTCTAGGTTTTTCAAAATTACCGCGACCAAATACTTTGTTAATATTTTTAGCGTCACTATTCGATAGTGAAACTTCAAAATCAAATTCTTTACCATCATAGTTAGTGACTCCAACACTAAATGGTAAGAATGGATTTTTAAGAACACCACTATATTGACCAGTCATATCAATTGTTACATCAGTTACACCAGTAACTTCATAAATTGGATTTGTTCCGTCAGAATATGGTGAAATACCTCTTGAGCGTAAAGTTGTAACAACTAAATCATCGTATTCAGTAAATGATGAACCAGTATAATAATAAATCATACCAACTACAGAACCTGTAAAACATACATTTGGTATTGGTGGTACTGTTGTTGTAGTGGTTACTGGTAAAATTGGGTCACAAACAAACTGAAGTGTAATTGTAACGTCATTAGGGTCTAATTCAGTAGGGTCACTCGAAACTAAATTACTTAAAGACCCTGTACCAGCTAATCTTTGATAATCATCATTAGGGAAACTAACAATAGTACAACCACTAACTTCACCAGCTTCGATTGTTACAGAATCACTAATTAATATTGGTAATCCACTTGTTACATCTATTGTTGCATCAAAGGATAATGTTACATCATTTGGTACTGGTAATGTTGAAGATAAACAAAACTGTACAACAATTGAACCTGGTGCAACACTAACAACTAAATTATAAGGACCAAAATTCCCAGTTGTTGTAGTTGTTGTTAATAAAAAAGGATTATTAAGTGGGTTACTTAAACTTGTATAAACATTTGTTTGCTGTAAATTGTCAACAGATGTAAAGAAAGAAAAACCAGAATATAATCCACTTCCAGCATTTTGAAATAGTGCGTAATACCAAGAATCGTTTTGTGGTGAACTTGGATCTGAATTTTCAAAAACCACATTGTCAACCGCAAATACGTTTGTTTCAGCTGTGTAACCACCAGCAAATAAACTATTATAATCTGCTTGTGGAACAGAACCAAAATATCTAATAAAATTATTCTGTGCTGCAGTTGGGTTACTACTATTTATTACATCAGAAATTAAAGCATTAATTTGTGTTTGTAGTGTTGATAAATCTCCATCAAATTCTTCATAAGAAGAAGTTAAGATGTTTTGAATGTCGCTTGGAAAACTTGTTGTGTATGAAACAAAACCAGTATTTAATGTACAAGCGCTAAATTTTACTGTAAATGGTAATTCTTTTTTAATAACGCAAGCCGGTTCACACAAAACGGTACCAGCACTTAAACACCAATAATCTAAAGTTTTTGGGTCTAAGTTTGCTTTAGTTAATATAGACCAAGAAGGTCCAGCATCATAACCAGATAATCCTAAAATTCTGGTGACAAATAATTGATTTGATTGTTGTAAATATGCCTTAGCAATATAAGCAGATTCATATTTAGGAATCTGTGTGTTTACAAATTTTTCTGGTGATGTCCCACCAAAATACTGTTGGAATTCATCGTAGTTTCTAACAAAGATAGGTTCAAATGCTGGACCTTTAATTGTTTCTCCGGCAATTCCTAGAGTTGTAACACCAACGCTTTGAGCAACAAAACTCAAATCAACTTCTGATGTATAAACTCCTGGTGATACAAAAACTTTACTATTAGTAGCCATTGTCTTTTTTTAATTTATTCATTTATTTTAATATAAATATTAGCCTTTTTACTAAAAACTTTACTTATTATAAACTATTTATATTTTGGTATGTTTTTTTTCTACCTTTTTTCTACCTATGTCAGAACAACAAAAAAAGATTAAAAATTTAAAGATTGATAAAGACGTTCACGATGTCTTAAAAAAATATTGTGATAAACGTGGACTAAAAATGTATAAGTTTTTGGAAGGTCTTATTTTAGAAAAATGTAAAGAAAAAAAAGATATATATGGCGAAGATTAATTTAACGCTTCAACATATACTAAACTTGCAACTTTTGTTGCATCTAATCTTACAATTTGAAACAAAATTGTATCATTTGTATTAATTTGTATTTCAGTTAAATCATTTCCATAATAATCACCATTAATATAGACTTGAAACGAACTTACGTTATTTGATTGTGTTAGACTCATTTTAAACGTATAATTAAACAGTTCCTCAACCTCATCACTTGTCACAGGAAATACAACATCATAAACTGTTGGCTCTGGTGGTTGTGCTCTTTTTTGTCTTTTCTTTTTATATGGTGTTTCAGTTTCAAATAGTTGAAACGACCTTGTAATTGCTGGACTTACTTCAAATTGATCCTCATCTATTAAAAACCCCATCATTGTAAATTCGTATTTTTGAATATAATATTTTCTTTTTTCCAAATCCATAACAGATTCATCTGTAATACTATTCATTTTAATTGGAATATAATGTCCCTTAATAGTTTGGTAAGCTTGTAGTGATGAAAATTTTTCAATAACAATTTGGTTAAATTTATTAACTTCACGCATTCTATTACAGATAATTGCAACAGTGTATGTTATGTCTACTGGTACTGGTTGTGGTATTTTATAAATGTCGTAACCATTTTTGTTTCCATCCCAAGTTGGTACTTTAGCGTAAAAATACAATCTCCTATTAGGTATTGTATAAACTATTGAGGGGTTGTTACCATATTTAACTTCTGGTGTTCTAATTACTGTAATAAAAGGTGGTTCGGTGTTCTTGTCGATGTTTTGGAAATCCCAAGTTTCAACAAACTGTGACCAATTTTGTGTTGTAATTAAAATATCTATCATTGGGATAGTCTTTCCTTCAACAACACATTTTAATTCATCACGAACAAAATCCAAAAACCCCCTATCCAAATCAGCATGTAATAAACTTTTTGGTAGGAATGTTCCATCAGCTTCTATCATATCACGAAGTTCTCTTCTTCGTGGTAGTAAAGTTTTAGATTCGGTTAACGGAATGTATTTTTTTATTTTTTTTGGTAATGCCATTATTATAATGCTCTAAATTCGTTAGGTCCGACTGGTGCCGCAACAATTGTTTTATAAAAAGGTCTGTATCCTTTATATGTATGTTTAAAATCAGATACAACCCTACCGTCATTAACAACCGTATAGTATCTTACAAAATTTTCTGTGTCGTAGTACCCAACATAGTCACCAAGGTCAATGTCTATTCCAAGTTCCTCAAGTGTTTTTAAATAAACAGATATTGTTATATTACCTGGTTCAAGTTGTACGTTTTTAGTAGTACCAACATTTTTATTTTCTGGCGTTGCAATTTGAACAAATGCTCCAAACTCGATTGGTGGTAAAAATTTAATACCGTCTGATACAGTTTCACCATAAACATCATCAGTTTTTGTTTTTGTTTTATCAACTTTGTAAAGAACACAAGTAAAATTCAAATCACCAATTAACCACTCTTGACCCATCTCAAGTTCAAGGTTAAAATCACTATCCCCAAAAAATTTACCAAGTCTTGTTATTGGAAGTCTATTTTGCATTTTGTATTATTTATTGATAAATATTGTTTTTATTATTATTTTTATTTATAACTTGCAATTTTGGAATTACAAAAACAATTAATAGAACATAAAGCACTCGATTTGTTGGATTCATATAGTGGAGGTAATAACCATATTCTTTATATGAAAACCAAAAAAGAAACTAATAAAAAGTTTTACCCAACAAGGACTCAAGCAGAATATGTAGTAACGTATTTTGATACAAAACCAAAGGTTGCTCGTAAGTGGGTTGAACTTGACCCTTACTTTGCTAAAAAGTTTGCACAAGAAAGATATTTGTTAGAAACACCAGAAAAAGTTTATATTGAAAAACTACTTGTTGAAAAAGATAAATCATATCATATCTGGGGTAAGTTTTTTGAAAAAGATAATCTTTCTGAATTTTGGGTTCCCAAATCATCTTTAATTAAATCACAAACTGTGGATGAGGTTAATATTGATTATTCTAAATACGAACACAGACCACCCCTATCACACCAGAAAGAAGCTATAGAAAAACTGGTTGGTTCCAGAAGATTTATTTTAGCTGATGATATGGGACTTGGTAAAACAACCTCAACAATTATTGCTGCTTTAGAAACTGGCGCAAAGAAAATTTTGATTGTTTGTCCAGCGTCACTTAAAATAAACTGGGAAAGAGAAATTGCAAATTATTCAGATAGAACCTGTTTTATTGCTGAAGGTAAAAAATTTTCAACTGAAGCTGATTTTGTTATTGTAAACTATGATATATTAAAAAACTTTCACAGTAAGGAAGATAAAGAAAACTCATTATTATTACAATCAAAGTTTGAACTTGTGATTTTAGATGAAGCCCATATGGTTTCTAACGCTCAAGCTCAAAGAACAAAACTTATAAATGATTTTGTAAAAAATATAAAAAGAGTTTGGTTGTTAACTGGTACACCAATGACATCTAGACCAATTAATTATTATAACTTATTAAATATAATTGAAAGTCCAGTAGCACAAAACTGGATGGCTTATGCTATTCGTTATTGTCAAGGATTTCAGTTTAGAGCTGGAAATAGAAAGGTGTGGAATGTTACTGGAGCGTCAAACCTAGAAGAATTAAGGGATAGAACTTCAAAACAAATTCTGAGAAGATTAAAAGAAAATGTTTTAGATTTACCAGATAAAATTATTACACCAGTTTATCTAAGGACTTCATCAAAAGAATACAAAGATTTGATGGGGGAATACTACGAATGGTTAGAAAATAAAAAAGAAGAATCATCTTCACTTACCGTTCAGTTTTCAAAATTAATGAAAGTAAGAAAAGTAATTGCAAATGAAAAAGTAAAAGATACAATTGAGTTTGCACAGAACATTATAGACCAAGGAAAAAAAGTAATCATATTTACAAATTTCACAGACACGTTGCAGTTAATTCATAATCACTTTGGTAAAGAATCAGTATACCTTGATGGTAGTTGTAATAAAGTACAAAGACAGTATGCTGTTGACCAATTCCAGGAAAATGAAAAAATTAAAGTATTTGTTGGTAACCTAAAAGCGGCCGGTGTTGGACTTACTTTAACAGCTGCCGAAGTTGTAATAATGAATGATTTATCATTCGTACCAGCCGAACACGCTCAAGCAGAAGATAGAGCATATCGTTACGGTCAGAAAAATAATGTTCTTGTTTATTACCCAATTTTTGAAAACACAATTGAAGGTGTTATCTATGATATACTAAATAAAAAGAAAAAAGTTATTGGTACTGTAATGGGAGATGAATTACAAGAATCTGGTGATGTTGTTGAAGAAATACTAAATTTAATAAACAAAAGAAATTAGCTAATCCCACCTAAAAGTGGGGTTTTTTATTTTATAATATATTTATAGTTAATGAAAGTTAAGGTAAAACATATAAAGTGTGAGATGTCCGAAAAAGACAGAAAGTTAGCAAACGATTTTATAAAATTTTTACAAAAAAAATATCCATTAAAAGAAGAAATTACAATTATTTTTACTGGTGAAAGATTTGGTACAATGACATCTGGAAGTAGAACTCAAGATTCTGAATTAAAAATATTAACTAAAGGAAGAATGAATAGAGATATTTTTAGAACTTTAGCACACGAATGGGTACACGAATGGCAAATGAATGTAAAAGGAAAAAAACCAACTAACGATGGTATTGGTGGTCCTTTGGAAGATGAAGCAAATGCTAAAGCCGGTTTTTTATTAAAGAAATTTGAAAAACGATTTCCAGAAAAAGAAGAAATGATGTATGAAGGTTTAAATAAAAAAATTAATTTATTAAAAGAAAATATTTTAATTACTGAAAAAGAAAACATCAAAAAAGAATTTCTTTTAGAGATGAAAAAGATTGGAATTGAAAAGTTACCGTATTCGTACTCAGCATTAAAACAATTTGTTGATCCAGAAACAATGAACATACATTATAACAAACATTATAAAGGTTATGTTAAAAAATTAAATGATGCTCTTTCTAAAAAAAATTATAAAGATGTTGATTTAGAAGATATTATAAAATCTATTAGTAAGTACGATACAAAAGTTAGAAACAACGCAGGTGGTGCATTTAATCACGCATTGTTTTGGAAAATGTTATCACCAAAAAAACAAATCCCAAAAGGTGAGATTTTTGAAAAAATTACCAAACAATATGGTAATATTAAAAAAATGAAGGACGAGTTTAATGAAGTTGCTAAAGAAAGGTTTGGTTCTGGTTGGGTTTGGCTTGTTTTAACAAAGACAAATAGATTAAAAATTATGTCCACACCAAACCAAGATAATCCACTTATGAATATTATTAAAGATGGTGGATATCCACTTCTTGGTCTTGATTTGTGGGAACACGCATATTATCTTAGATATAGAAATAAAAGAGATGAATACATTAAAAAGTTCTGGAACCATATAAATTGGGAATTTGTTAATGAACTTTATGTTGGTAAATCTAAGAAAAAATTAAACGAAACATATTTGAGGGTTCTATTAGAAAGTGAAGAGTTTGAACCCGATGTTAAACGAGCGATGAATAGAGAACTACAAAAAATTAGATTAATTCCTTTAGATGCTGAAGCCGCTGAAGTTGCTATTAATAATATTATAACAACTGAAATTGAAGAACGTGGTTTAAAATTTAATAGAACAATAGAAGGTCTTATGAATTTAGATTTATCTGAAACATCAGAAAGAACAAGATTTAGATTTAATAATTATTACCAAAGATTTATTAGAAGTAGATCTAGAGGTTTAGATTTTGAAGCGTTGATTTCTGGTTTACTTGGTGGACAAATTTCTTCTGGTTTAAACACACCTTATGATTTAGTAACACCAGAAGGATTAAAGATTTCTTGTAAGATAGTAAGAAACACAAGTGAGTCACCGGTTTTGAAAGGAATTAAAGCATCACTTTCTGGGTATATTAATTCATACACCGGTAGTGAAGAAAATAAAAAATATTTACAGTCAATCGAAAGTGAGTCTAATTTTATTGCTCAGTTGATTAGCAGTCAAAACCAAGACATTGTTAATGTTGCCGAAGATTTAATTGAGTACTTATTAAGTGATATTGACGGTATGTTATTAGGAGTTCCAAATGAAAGTTATAATATATCACTATATTATTATGATAAGAATGCCATTAAAAACATTCTTAAATTACCTGGTATGACGACAGCACCAAAATCAAAAAATTCACAACAAATAAGATTTTCAACAAAGATATTAAAATTAACCAATTCTGATGTGGCACCACAAAGAGGTGCAATAAAGTTTCCAGAAATATCAACCCAAGAATATTCAGAATTTTTATTAGGTGACGATAAAACAAAAGAAGTTCTTGATTTATTTAATAACTTAGGTCAAAAATATGGTGTTGGTAAATTAGGTGATAACATCCCACAAGATATAATTAGGAACCTTTCTAGAAATGAAAGATTCAAAATAGACGTAAGAAGAATACTAAAATAATTTATTGTGATATTTATATAAAAAAATCACACTGGCAATTATTGATGAACCAAACAGAAGTAAATTATACACAAAAGTAAGGCATTTACTTGGTGCACCACTTAGAAGTGTTGAGTTAGAAGATGAACAAATGGACACTCTTTTAGAATTTTCTATCGACGAGTATTCACAATATGTTCAAGACTGGTTAATTGAATCACAATGGACCGCACTTTATAATCTTAATTTAGACACACAATCATTAACAAAAGCTTTTACAACTAGAAGTCTTGATTATGAAACAAGATACACATATGCCTATTCAAAAATCGTAGGTCTACAAGCTGGTGGTGACTCTGTGTTGAAAAAGGATTATATACAATTAGTACCTAAACAACAGATATATGAAATTCCCGCTGGTCGTGAATTAAACGAATTGTTATGGTATTCTCCACCAGAATTAAATAATATGGTATTTGACCCTTGGTCTTTTGGATCTTTAGGTGTTGGTGGAGGTCTCGGAGGAGGTGGAGGTTTAGCTCAAATGGGTAATATGGGTGGTAGTTATTTTATGATGCCAGCTTTTGATATGTTATTAAGAATGCAAGAAATTAACATACAAAGAAGAATTATTGCCGGTGAATTAACATATCGTGTAACAGCATTACCAGAAGGTAAAAAAGCTGTTCATTTAATGAATACACCTGGTGGTAAATTTGACTTTGGTAATGGGACATTAATGAGAGGTAGAGTTTGGTATTGGTATTACGATGATGGTGGTGATAGAGATAAATGTTTGGCTGAAAATCCAGACATAATAAGACTACCATCGGATGTTCCATTTGATAAAATGGGTTGGAACGATTTAAATAATCCAGCACAAGTTTGGGTTAGAAGATGGTTTATTGCTTATTGTAAGGAAACATTATCTAGAGTACGAGGTAAGTTTAGTGGAAACTTAAAAACAGGTGAAGGTGGTGATTTAACTATGGATTACACATCACTGGCAACTGAAGCTAAAGATGAAAAGACAAAACTTATTGATGAACTTATTGGTGCTGAAGGAAGACTTACAAGATTGAAACCAGAAAAAGTTATGGAACGTGAAGCATTACTTGCTGAAAACTTAAATAAACAGCTCAAGTTTAGAGCTATGCCAAGACAAATTTATGTGATATGATAAGAGTTGAAAACATAACACCAAGAAAAAATATTGTAAAATATCAAACACATATTCCGATTGAAATACCAAGTGAGGTTGTGGTGGTACCACAAGTTACTAATAAAGTAATTTCAGAACCAATTTATAAAACTGGTGAAGAATCTTTATTAATTGTAAGAAACGTAGAACAATCCGAAGTTACTTTAAATTCTGAAACAAGTTCTAAAATTACAATAAAATCTTTATCTAGTGTTATTGTAAAAACTGATATTGGTCAAATTGATGAAGAATGGGATGAACTCCTTTTAGAAAAAGGAGCTTGTGTTCAGTTTCAGTTTGTTGAAGGAAACTGGTATATCCTATCAAGTGACGGTTTAAAACTTGGTTAAATATATTCTTCCCACCCTTCTTCTGCTAATTCGTAAATATATTGTGGGTTTATACCAACATTTTCCCAAAACTCAACTTCTCCCT